GTCGATTTTTGCCTTGATACTCCACATGTTGCTCCACATGTTTGACCTCTGTTTCTTCACAAGTTGTTTCACCTTCTGTGTCATCCTTATTCTTTCGATGACGATACACTTCGAACAGATCTTCTTGGCTATATACAAGGGGTGCCTTCCCTTCATGACACCCTTTTACGCCCAAATTTTCCGCGATGCATTGGTCCGGAATTTTGGCTTGCATATTAGTCCCACGCTAGCTCCCGTGTGGACTACGACGTCTGTGGCCTTAGCTGCCACTGCAATTATCGTTCTTCTCTGGTTTTATACTTGGTTGTTCTATAAGAACTACCAATTGAAACTGGAGACCAATGCACAAGAATGTCTTCACCCCCCTGTTTCGCATCCGAAACTCCGTGGCCGCATCACTCGGACTCGCCGTTGTTGTTGCCGCTACACCACCATTGAAGACAACACCACCTTTGGACGGTCCATGCTTCTTAGTGACTTGAAGCAACCACCCTTGTTAAACACTGATACCGTCAGACAGGCATTTCGAGATACCGTTATGCCTCAATACACGCAACCAAGTCACCACTCTCACCCTGTGTCGGCAGTTGACCGTTCAGCTGCCTCAGCTTTCATCGATCGTGTTGGAAGCTCTTTAGGTTTGGATGTTTACCGTGTCCAGACCTCACGGGATGATGAGAAGCGGGGAAAACCAGGCAGCCGGACCTATTTCTGGACCACTGATCTGACTGTCGCACCACAACCTATGGAATTCCCCGAGCGTCCTCTTGTTGCCATGGTCGATGTGGATCAGTACATCGACATGCCTGAATTTTTGTGTGACAATGTACATCCTACACTGCTATATACGGTTCAACCTACGCGTGTTTCGCGGGTGTCAACTGACTACAGTTACACTTTCAACGAGAGTAACGAACTCGTGTAACATATAGCAGGTGGTAGTCGATATCAACATCAAGTGTGGAATTACTCCACCGATCACTTTGTCACCATACGGCGTGATACTCACGGCACCCCTGTACGGGTTGCAGCGTATTATGTCGACCGCAAGGCCACCACTGACGATCATGAACTCGTCATGTTAACCCCTATTGGGTTGTGGGAATCAGATGGC